GTTGTGTCCTTTCAGCTGACCAGCTCCTGATTCGGAACGCGTACATCCAAGATATTCAGCGACAATCCTCTATCGGCGAGCGGCGGTACATAGAGTATTCAGAAGCCGAAGCTCGATACGGCGACCACGAGAATTGGGGCTGTGTTCAGCCTGGGATGAGGTCCGTTTACAATGAGGATGATGGATTATTTTACGATATAAAAGATGACGACCACCCGAATCTCGTTGAGGAGTTCACCTACAAGAATCGCCGCGAGGATATAGAGGCGTGCTTTCTAGGAGGCGTCTATATGGGGAATGAGAATGTCGAATGGAATCCCATTAAACACCGAGACAATCTAAATGCACCAAAGTATAACATCGTTCCATTTGGCTATCATCGAGTAAACGAACACTTTTTTTACTACGCCTCCCTAATGTTCGAGGTTGGGTGGGATGATAGGCTGATTGACGCGATGTACCAAGTAACGATGAATCGCGAGTTCCTAGACCTGGAACAGCCCGTTGCTTACCTTGGCTTCGAGAATGTAGACACCTCGGTTATGTTTCCTGGAGCGAGCATCGCAACGTCGAATCCAAACGCAAAGGTACAATCAATTCTTCCGCCTCGGTCAGGAGCCTCGTATCGCGCTCTTCAAGAGATAGAAGATTCGATGTCCGAGGCGACGGTATCCGAGATGCAGCAAGGAACGCTCCCGGAGGCCTCACAGAAAGCAACCGCGATTGCGTCCGCTGACCGCTCGGCACGAATCCTACTTACAGGAACTCTTAAGACGCTTGGTGAATCAGTCTCGAAGCTCGGTGATATCTTGATTGACCTCGCTCTCCAACACCTTACAACCGCTCAAGTAGACGAGATTACGGGTGCCCTAAAATATCGAGAGTTCGTTCTTCAAGACCAGCGAATGAACGGCCGCAAGGTGGCGAAGCGTGTTCGATTCGATGAGAAACTAATGGGCAAGGGAATGTCTGATGCCTCAAAGAAGCAATACCACATGAAGCTCCTTGAAGAGTCTGGCTACCCAGAAACGAAAGAGTCTATCATCTCGCTTAATCCGCACTTGTTCTCGAAGAAGAAATATCTCGTCCGAATTGAACCTGACGCGATGCTTCCGAAGAACGAGGAGTTTGATAGAGTGATGGCTGAACGCCTTTACACCCTCCTTCGCCAAGACCCATTGATTGACCCCGAAGTACTCGTTCGAGAGCTTGCGTACACCTCGAATCCACAACGAGCTGAGTCGATGATGGCGAAACAACCTCCTATGGGACAACCAATGCCCGGACAGAATCCTTCCGCTCCCCCGACTCTTCCCTCGATACCATCGAATGTGATGGGGGGGATGCGGGGAAGGTAAAAGGTCGTCAGATATACATAACTTATGGCAAAGAAAAAGAATATAATTGAAGAGCCAGTGCGCGTATCGCAGTATTCGCTTCCAAACCTCGATAAGGTTCATCGAGCGAAGTTTGGGTCGGTCGGGTCAGAGGGTCGGATGTTTGGTGGTGTTGGCGAGAATGCTTCAGAGGAGGCACTTCTTGCAGAATACGACCGCTTGGGCGGATTGATTCTCGATTCAGAGAATAGAAAGATTGCGATGGGGTCATTCTACGACTTTGTAAATCGGAAGCCAAAAGAAGTTGCAGAAGTCGAACTTGCTGAATTGCCCGAAGCAAAGGGTATTCAAACTGAGAATGTCGGCGATGAGGATAAAAGGCCGAAAAAGCGAGGTCGGAAGGCGAAGCAATAATGAATCTCATTATCAGGGTGTTTCTCGCGTTGATTCGCACGATGGACGCCGAAAAGAAGCGCCTTGTTCTCCAAGAAGCCGTTAAGCACCTGTTCTCGGCTATTGGACCAGACGACCTCTTAAAGATTACCCCTGATGGGAGCGGAGTATGGCATGGACACCCAATAACACGAGCCGAGGTAGCAGAGATTCAGCAAGAGGCGAAGCTCTTCTTACAATCAAAGCTGTGGCGCGTGCTCCAACAAGACGTTCGCTACCAGCTTTCACGAAAGATGTTTGAGGATGCGCGAGTCCCTGAGGATATGTTGTGGGGCCAACTCACCACCTATCTATTCGATGTCATTAAGAATAGGTTGAGAAAGATGTAGTTTTGAGGTATAATGTAGTAGTACGTTACCGGATACACCGGATGCCCCCGAAGGGCTTAACGAGTCCACCAAGACTCTAAAAACTAGATGCCTATGGCTGAAGAAAATACTGTTGAAAAGACAGATGTGGAGGCGGAACCAATCGAGGAAGCGACCGAATCCACTGTAGTAGAGGATTCCTCGAAGCAAATTGACTACGAGGCTGAACTGAAGCGCGAACGGGAACGTCGCGAAGCGGCGGAGAAGGCTGCGGCTGATGCCGCATTCAAGCTCCGTGAGCGCAAGCGCAAAGGAGAAGATGTTGAGGAGGACGAAGTTGATGAGGATGCCCCGCTAACTGGTAAGCAGTTGCAAGACATTCTCCGAAAGGAGCGCGAGCAGACAAAGAAAGAATTGAACGCAAGCTCTATTGCATTAAAAGCACGAGAGATTGCCGGTTCTGACTCAGAAGCTCAGCTCATCATCGAAATCCACAAGAATCGCTCCTTCCCTGATGGCTTGTCTTTGGATGAGCAAATCGAGGAAGCGTACGCCATCGCCAACCGACATAAAATCGTCGCTGAGAACAGCGATTTGAAGCGTGCGTTACGCGGCAAGGATACTATATCCACCAATGTCGCAGGAACACATCGAGATTCGCCCGCCTTGGACGAGCCGAAGCTATCTCAAGGAGATGTAGGAGCTATTAAAGCTGCTGGATTCATCTGGGATGGCAAGACGCGATTGTATGTAAAGAAGCTTCCAACCGGAAGAACACTCTCCTACAATCCGAAAACCAAAGCGCAGAAGTTACTCTAGGCATCGTCGAAACTGCCTGTGGCCTCCGCTGGTCTACAATTAAGCGACTCAAATCCCTGACGGGAAATGACGAGCTACAAAATTATTTATGGCACGAGGCGACTTGTCAGTAATTGGAGTTTCGGGCGGTGCGCACCCCTAGCGGGTAGCGGCGTCTGCGACTCGTGGGTACGCCGGTGAGCCGATTAACTCGCTCTCGGTTGGTACGAATGGTGCAGGGGCTGTGAATACGGTGGTCGTTATGACCGACACGAAGCCACGGATTGGCACCGACTCTTTCGTTGGTGTAGCTCAGCAAAACATGAAGGTTGATAGCGCCGGGACGGTTGTTGCGCATAAGTTGCGAGTTGTTGTTCCGATTCCTAGCGTCACGCGGATTCGCGGGAAGGCTAAGACGGCGGCAAACATCGACACAGACGCAGAATTGCTTCTGATTCTGTGGGACTATGTGGACTTCGACCTTACCACGGCAGTGTACACGATTGATGATACCGCCGCCGCAGATGCAAGTGCGCTTACCGTCGTTGATGGAAACATTACGAAGGGCACGCTTGACGTTGTCGTTTCTGCGATTGGCATGAGGACAGATACTGCATAGTATAAAATAACAAAATGAGTGCCATCACAGGAGGTTTCAACGCAGAACTCTCGCCGGACGCCGTGAAGACGGCTATCGACGGAGTGATGTGGGAAAATTACGACCGCACGCGTCAGCCGAGTTACCTTTCCGCTCAAGACGGCATGTTCTTCAAGTCTTCGGGTATCGATAAAGTAGCCTTCATCTATGATGAGGACTCCAATGTCGGTGAGTTCGAAGAGATTGGCGAACAGCAGGAGATTATCCACACCGACACTCGGATTGGTAACCAGACGACCGCGACAGTTGTAAAGTACATGAAGTCAATTCCGATGTCTTGGGAGGCGTTCAAGGCTGACCAGGTTGGCTATCGGGCACGCATCGGCAAAAATGTCGGTGACCGCGCTCGGCAGACCTCGGATAAAAAGTCTATTTTGAACACCTATGGCGACGCGTTTGATGGTTCGGTTTCGACGACTCCTGACGGAGACGCCGCAGCCTCGAACTCGCACACGACGCTCACAGGTGTAAATGTGGACAACCTTGAAACAGGAGCTCTTGCTCCGGACGCCCTCTGGACGGCCGTAACGTCACTTGCGAATCAAAAGGCGCAGGATGGCGACGCAGGCTCGTACTTGTTTGAAGGTCTCGTTATTCCTTTCACCCTCTACAAGACGGCGAAAGAAGTAATGAACTCGACGCTCGTTGCAAACTCCGGGGAGAACAACCTGAACATCTTTGACACTGACTACGGTCAGGTTCAGATTAAGGCGTCCATCTTCCTTGGGTCCACCTACAACGGGAACTCGAACGCGAACACCTCGTACCACCTACTCTCTTCGAATCACCAGGTGACGCGCAAAGTGTTCTCGGAATTGAACACCGACTTGATTGAGCCACGGTACAGCGACACCGACTCGTGGGAGCCCCGCTCTCGCTTTGCGGAAGTTGCGTTCTGGGGTTCATGGAACGGCTACGTCGGCTCGAACGGTTCGGCCTAACGATTATCAACTAACAAATTTTAGACACCAATATATGACCATCATCAGACAAAAAAAGGATATTGATTTACTAAAGGTGTGGGGGACGGTATTGTCAATCACTGTTGCATGCGTAGCGATCGCAGGAATATTTTCATATAACCTTGTGGTCAATAACAGCCATGAGATGACACAACGAAAAGGGGATCTTCGGGATGTTGAGGTGAAAAATGCGGAGCTGAAGGGTAAATTGTATGAGCTGACCGAAGCGCAGCGCGTACAGGAGTTTGCGGTAAAGAATAATTTGATCGTTGAAAAAAATCCAAACTATAAATTCGTAAAAGGAGATGCAGCAAACCCTGACGATGTGCAGGCCGTAATGGAAGGAATAGATATTGTTGCTCATTTTGCTGCAGAAAGCCATGTAGACCGCTCAATTCATGACCCTGCCCCCTTTATCATGACGAATGTTGCAGGAACACAAACTTTACTTGATGCCGCATTAAAAAATAATGTTAAAAGATTTCATCATATCAGTACAGATGAGGTATTTGGATCACTAGAATTGAACGATACGAACAAGTTTAATGAACGAACAAATTATGACCCCAGAAGTCCATATGCGGCAAGTAAAGCCGGTTCAGATCATCTCGTTCGAGCATACTATCACACATATGGTTTGCCAATTACAATAACTAATTGTTCAAATAATTTCGGCCCATACCAATTCCCCGAAAAAATTATCCCTCTTGCTATCACTAATTTACTTGAAGGAAAGAAAGTTCCAATATATGGAGACGGACTTTATGTTAGGGATTGGCTTTATGTAGAAGATCATATAAGAGCAATCGATATGGTTTTGGGACAAGGGAAAGTGGGAGAAACATATTTAGTAGGAGGCATGACAGATGAGATACCAAATATTGAAGTTGCCCGCAAAATTGTTCGAATACTAGGAAAAACAGAAAGCGACATAGAACTTGTTAAAGACCGACCGGGACACGACAGAAAGTATTCGGTCGATTGGTCAAAAATTAAAAATGAGCTCGGATGGGAGCCTCAGCATGATTTTGATACATGGCTTGAGAAAACAATTGAATGGTATAAACAAAATGAAACATGGTGGAAACGGGTCAAGGACGGAGAGTATCAAAAGTACTACGAGAAACAATATTCTTCATGAAAATTGCAATTACGGGCTCAACAGGATTGATCGGCTCAAGATTCGCCGATTTATTTAAAGATAAACACAAGCTTTTTCATGTAAATTTATCTTCCGGAGCAGATATTACAGACAGAAAAGCTCTCCATGGACTATTGTCGCGCGCAAATCCCTCTTTGATTCTTCACTTGGCGGCAAAAACAAATGTTGACGGGTGCGAAAAAGATAAAAATTCGGATATTACCGATTTAAAAGATCAAGGAGTTTATGTAAATAATGAAGTTGATCTCGGTAGTTTAAAAAAATAAATTAATCATTTTATAAAAAATCTAAGGATTCTCGGGTCGGTATTGGCCAAAGACACAT